TTACCGCCGTAACCGCTCCGGCTTCTTCCAGTGGTACGTTATTTTTTCTTTCTCCCGATACATCTCAACGCGGCGATTGTAGGCCAGCATTTCAAGAACGCGGATCCGTATGTCGCGCATATCCACATCATTAAGCTGGATACCATCACGGCGCATCACCTCAGCAACCACACGCGCATAGTTTTCGGCTGTCACGCTGTCCGGCTGCGTGGTCTGTTCGTCAGCCTGCTGGCTGATTCCAGAGACGCGGCGGATTAATCGCAGTATTTCGGATTCAGTCATAGCGTACTACGTTACTTATCTTTATTCTGCTGCAACTTTTCCGGTACGTTTCCGGTTGTTTCTTTCAAGTAATCAGCCAGTATCTGTGGGAGGTTGTCGGCAACTCTGGCACTGGCATTACAGGCTTTAACCACTTCCCTTTTAAGCCCATCCAGCATGGCTGGGGTAATGTGTGGAAAGCTCCTTTGCATAGTAAGCGGGATGCTGTCCATGATTGAAGAAATCTGGCTCGCCAGCTTTGAAAGCGCGTACAGGCAAAACCCTGTATCAATAACGTCGCCTCGTTCGCGCTCGTTTTTAAGCTCCTGCGCCTCCGCCTGCGCTGTCAGTAATCTGATCCTGACTCGTAATAGTTCATCATCGTCAATATCGCCTTTGTCGTTTGTAAGCTGGCTAATTGCATTGTTAACCCTATTGTCTATCACGCTGGCAACATCATAAAACGCCTCACGGCCTTTACGCTCAACGGGAGTTACTCCCCACTTGTCGAACGCTGTCGCACTTACACGGCAGCTTTTAGCCATGTTTTTTTTGTTCATCAGGTGCGATTTCATTAATACACCAACTTAATTACTGCTTCAGGTTGGTGTATTGCTTGCATCTTTCCCTTTTTATTCATAAAGATAGAGCAAACAACAAAACCACCACCACCCCCCTGAAAAGGCTCATAAATAGCGAAAAACCGCGAGGTCGCCGCCCCGTAACGGGTCCATATGCCGGAAAGGACCCGTAAAAAAAAGCCGGATTTCTCCGGCCTTGTCTCAGATGGTTTTCAGTATGCGATCGATGTCGCCGTCATCGCCCTGGTTTCTGCCATCGTACGCCATGCCAGCTGATACGGCTTGCGGGCTGTGCATGTCCATAAAGTTTTCAAAGGCTGCGGTAAGCTCTGGTGCAACCTTTGGGCGCTCCTGCTCTATGGTCATGTTCAGGATTTCACGAGCATTATCGACGCTAATACATGGCACGTTTGCCATTGCACGTAACAGCGGCTGATAGTCGTTATGTTCATGAAGCGCCATAATCGCATCAGCGCGCGGCTTGTCCTGTTCTTCCAGTTTGTTGAGTTGATATACGGCCTCGTAGGTTGATAACCCTCTGTCAGCCATTGCCCGCGCTTCGGCTTTAAATTTACTCGCCAGCGGTAGCGCCATGATGCTTTCATTCGTTGCCATCGTTCCCCCTGCTTATCGGGCCAGCGGCTGAACGGATACGCCAGAACCCGCAAAGGCGGCGCATTTTTTCGCATCGGTGTCGACGCTCTCAGGCCAGTTAACGGCGGCGATATTGAATATCCCCGTCTTATAGCACTGTGCTGATTTCTGCGTCGACGTGTCAACGGGGTACGAGGTCAGATAAACAGCCTTGCCAGATTCCTGACCATCCCACGGCTTAAACTCGCCATTGTCCGCCAGCATCAGCGGGGTAAATTCCTGAATAACGCCAGCATCAGCGGCAAAATGTACCAGCGTCGTTGATACCTGCTGACTGCCTGCAAATAACTCAATGTATGGAGTGTTCATAGAATCCACCGTTAACCAATTTTGACGGTAACAAATTTGCGAATATCTGCCGGAACAGGCTGCGGTGCGCTGTGTGTCTGCACGTACTCAATCGCCGGATCGCCGTCTTCAATCCAGTTTTTCGGGTAAAACATGTTTTGCGTTGCGCCCGTTCTTACCGCTTCCTGTTCCATAATCGCACCATAGGCCACCAGCCCTTTATTGTTGGTGTTACCCAGGACCAGCAAATCAGGCTCAAGGAAATATTTTTCGGTACCATCGCTGTCAGTGTATTTGCCGGAATAGACGATAAGGGCCAGATCACCAAGATAGCCTTTAAAGCTCACCACTTCGCCCAGGTTTTTACAGGCCAGTTCGGCGGCGGATTCTGAACCACGGGAAAGATCGTACAGCTCACGGAATTTTTTAAAGCTGCGTAATGTGCGCCATACCTCAGCGCCCATAATCATGACGTTTGCGGGGCAACCAGCCTGATCAGCATAAAGCTCGATGTCATAGATTGGGTCGTGCATGTCTTTATCCTGCTCGGACCATTTTTTACCCTTGGCCTGCTCTATGATGCAGTTTTCCGGTATTTTCCAGTCGATTTCATAGCGTTCTATGCCTTCGCCCTCAATGATGTTTTTTCCGGTCGTTACCGCATTCACCGCCAGCCATTCCACGCGTGCCTTAATGGCGTTTATCTGGCGGCGCATGTTGCCAGTAATCAGGCGCATACGGCGATAGGTAGGGTCGTTAAGCTGTGCCGGATCTTCTCCAGCCATGCGCATGATGGTTTTCGTTGGATCGATTTCGTGCTTTGGCTTCATGTAGCCAGGTTTGATTGTGCTGGTTTCGTACCCTTTATCGCGCTGAACCTGGCTACCCACCATAGGCGAACAAAACGCCGACATGGTGACTTCTTCAATGTCCAGGGTATCCAGCATGATGTTTTGCGTGCTGAATGTCGCCACGTTCGGGAAAAACAGCGTGGTAAACAGAGGGCTGAATTTAAAATCCGCAATATCCCCGCGATTCAGGTACATGAAAAGCTGGTTAGTGTTAAGTGCCGTTGCTTTGCCTGCCATTATTCACCCCCATAATTTTTATGCATCCCAAGCGCCGCAAGTAAATAAGAGCGTACAAGTGAACCTATCGACGGCTCCGGCGTCATCAGCGGATCCAGTCCAGCCGCAACGCCAGCTTCATAGTTTTTTTTGTGGCGCTGCTTGAGCACCTCCACGATTTCGGGGCTTATGTACACCGAAACACCGCCTTTTTTCTCTTCAGCCATAGTAAGAAATTCCTCTTCGACTAAAAAAATCATAACTGGATGTTTATCCAGTCCTGATTATAATCAGAATTGCATTTTATGCAATGATATTGAGTTATGTTGCAAATTATGAAATGATTATCCCGATCACGAACGCCAGTGCATCCAAAAACCTCATATGCAAAAGCCCGATAAGAACCCTCTGACCTTATCGGGCTTTTTTTGGGCGCAAAAAAGCCGGATTGCTCCGGCTATGTGTGCTGTGTGCTGGCTCAGTCTCTGATCTCTTTCAGAAATTCTATCAATGCATCTATCTGTTCAGGATTTACCGCCAGCATTTCACCGGATAGAGCACATCTCACAAAACCATGCTGATCCTTTTCAATCAGTGCGCCCGTCTCCAGGAATGCGCGGTAATCATTGATGCTCATCGTCTCCATGTTGTCAGCATGGTATTTATCACGCTGTTTTAATATCTCATCAAATTTCATCGGCATTGTTTTTTTCCTCTGTTGTGTCTGTTTGTTTCAGATAGTAACTATGCCTGACCGTGACGAAAACCCGGTAATGCGCCATACCGTTTCAACTGGTGCAAAAAAAGCCGGATTTCTCCGGCTGTTTGATTAGCTGTCCTGGTAATTGCGCCATATTTCATCACCAGCACCATCTATACCCATTTCGGCATAAGTGCGATCGACTGCCTTTTTCAGGTCTCCGAAATTATCCGGCGGCTCCGGTGCCCTCTGTGCCTTCCTTGAACATTCCAGCCGTCGCATCGTGATGTGATGCCGTTCCTTGTCTGTCTCCACCAGCTGCATGACTTCACCCCATCGCGCCGCCGCCCTCCGGTAAAAGCCTTTCGCCTCCAGTTCCTCCGCTATGCGGTCATGTACCATCGTCACCCCCTCAGAACGAAATATCATCACCGTAAGGGTCATCGCCTCCCGCTGGTGGCTGATTACCCTGTGTGCCTGTGGTTTTGCGTCTGTTCCCGCCTGGACGTGCCGCGCGGGCACTGATTACGCTGTCTGCGATAACCTGCCAGCCCTGCCGCGTTTCTCCGTTCTGTCCGGTCCACTGGCTTACCTGCATCGTGCCGGATACGCTGGCAACATCGCCTTTTTGATGTTTAGCCAGGAAGTCGGCCTGTTTGCCAAATGCGATGACCGATAACCATAACGTCGCCTGTCCATCCTGCGCCTGACTACATGGCAACGATACCGCCATACGCGCCAGCGTCATCGGTGTGCCCTTGCTGGTCTGTTTTACCTGCGGGTCGTCCACCAGCCGCCCGTAAGCGGCTATCTGTGCTGTCATGATTCCACCTCTCCGGTTTTAACGTTGATGGTTGTTACCTGTTCCGCTTCGGCAATCTCCCGTTCTGTCAGCGTGGCAAAGTTTGCCGCCGCCGTGGTCATGAATGCGCTTATCAGGTCGGGATGTGCTTTCGCGTATCCTTCCCCGGCGTTGCGGTCGATGATTTTTATCGACACCCTTAACCAGTGTTCCGTCAAATCAAGGGCGTGCGATTGTGATTTTTTTGTGTGCTTCGCTGTCATAGGCTTTATCTCACAGCAGTAAATTAAAATTTTTGCGTTTTAACCCTTCACCTGTTCACCTTTTGATATTTTATCTTTTAATTCATAATGTTAAGGGGTGAACAGTTTCACAAAAACTATTCACCAACTGTTCACCACTGTTCACCCTTGAAGCTCAATAAACAATCAAAAAGGTGAACAGTGAATAGTTTGGTGAACAGTTCATAAATAACTGTTCACCCTATAACATACTGATACAAAAGATATTTATGACAGGGTGAACAGTGGTGAACAGTTATTCCATAAGTTTAATTTTTGCTATCGTCATTAGTGACCGATACACATGATGGCATCCAGTCTTCTGATTCCTCCGTCAGTGTCACGTTTGAACGCAAACCGTGCTTCGTTTTCCGTTTCATATACTCCCTGCCATATTCCGCCATTGCCCCCGGCATATCTTTACCGAAGCGCGTCAGTGTTACAGGTTTACCGAATCCGTGTGCCCTCATATATGCCAGATAGGCGTGATAAAGATACCTGCGCGGACTGAACGGAATAATTTCGGCATTACCCACTAACAGACCATCACACATTACCGACGCCATGAGATAGCCGCAGAAGTCCACCAGCGAATCACCTTCACGCTTTATCGCGAGAGCTTCTTCTGATTTCTGCTGCTCATATAAAAGGCGTCTGGCTTCGTCCTGGTCAGCAAACCGTGTAAGCAGATGACGAATCACTACCGCCAGCTCACCTTCTATTTTTTCCGCCAGCATTGAATCGCGTTCGTTCTCCGGTACAACTTCCGAAAAATTGAATATCACCCGACGTCGCGAGATCCCCCCACTGCGGTCACTGAATGACATAGCGTTATTGTTAACCGCCAGCACTACTGCCGGGATACGCGTTGAATATGGGGCTTTATGTTTTGGGTCGATTGCCACCTTGTCACCGCCTGTAATAGCCTTAATTCCCGCCCCATCACCAGCGTAGCGGGTCATATCCGGCATGATAATCAGCGAAAAGCCAACCACTAACGCGCGTTCCCTTGCATCTTCCAGCGCCTTCATGCTCGCTGATACTGTATTAGCCTTACCCGCCAGCATGGTGCAAATCTCCGCCATCACGCTTTTACCACTTCCCCCTGGACCTGTTACCTCAATGAATAACTGCCAGTCGTACCGGTTCGCCAGCACCATGAATAATGCAGCCAGTACGCGATCCGCCTTGCGGTCATTCTCAGCCACCGAACGGCGTAACCACTTCCAGAAATTCGGCGCATGTGTTGCCAGCGTTTCCCCCTCTGCTGGTGGGCTGAAAGGTAATTCACTGGCAATTAACAACCAGTCGTTTTTGTTATGCTCCCGAAAATTACCTGTTCTGGTATCAAATACCCCGTTACTGAATCCAATCAGGTTACGGGCTGTATTCCCCATTACAGGCAAACTTAACTTCATGGTATCGACCGCCGATTTAATGGCGTTCTGCGAATAGCTGATCTCCGCATCAATGAAAATCTGCGCCATAGCTCGCTGTAATTCTTTATCCTGTACTGGCTCCCATACAACGCCGTTGTAATGGTGAACAGTGTCAGAGTCGGCATGAATCGCCAGTTCACCGCCATAATGTGCCAGGAGAACTTCGCCGCGTTGACTTGCTCCCATCTGGTTAAGCGCCAGTGATGAAGCGTTATCGTCTTTTACCCGCTCTTTTTTCTTTACAGGCAGTTCAACTACCTTTTTCTTTTCCGTCAGCTCTCCCCGCTCACGTTCCAGATATTCGCGCCAGTTCTCCCGTTTCTGGCTGTGCATTCCTTCAGGGTAATAATCAGCATCCCTGACACCTGCCGCTGCCAGTTTCTGCCCGATGGTATTAACAAGCCCCGGACGCAATAACCCCGCCTGATAGAGACGCACGCGATAGCGTCCGTCCGGTACGATTTGCAGGTTGTCCAGTTCGGCAAGTTGTTGCTCTCCAAGCCAGACAGGAGGCACGTTATCGCCAGCCAGTCGCCCGTCCTGTTCCTGCCACTGCTTCGCATGTGCCCACGCATCACTACCCGCAAAAATGATGACTTCCGTCATTTTGTCACGTGGCTGGTGTTTTAAATTTGGCGCTTTTTTCATTTCTGCTCTCTCCACGCGGCAATCATGTTTTTTAGTTCCTGTAGTTTTTTATCAACATCCATACATGACACATGGTTATTTCTGGAAAGCGGGATTTCCCGCCTGAATCTGCTAATAAAGATCTCCACGTTCAGCGAACTAAGAAATGAATAGCCATCACGGATAAAATACACACGGTCAAACATCAGTTCTTTTACCGTTACTCTGTTACCGTTCTTATCCAGATAAATAGCGCCGGGGATAATTTGGGGGTGTGCATAACCGCTGGCAGTCAAGCCAGATAAATATGTTCTCATGATTATTTATCCCCGATTTAAATCAGTATTCGCTTTCTTTATAGCATTTAATGCATCTGTGGCATTTTCAATGGTGCACCGTAACGAAATATCAAACTTTCCAAGCATTGCCAGTAACAAACCGATATTACCCATATCAATGCGCATGGCCTTTTCGTCATATTCCTTATTTTCTGACGCATACCACATCAGGCTACCAATTGACGCAATACCCATTGATATATTGTCAGTAGCCCCATCCGCAGCGGAATAAACTTTTTTAGCAATATCATGCTCACAGTTAAAATGCGGATTAATCAGGTACTGGTAATTTGACATATCAGGCATGGCACACCCCTTGACGAATACGGGCGGCGAATACCATCACGCAGCCAGCCGGAGATTGCTGGCGTGCTTCCTGTTCGCTGGTGGCCTCAATGGTAATCACGCGCGGTTGTGCCGTGCTCAGGGCGATAAAACGCCAGATGTATTTATTCAGGTTGTGCGAATCCCGCCCTTGCGGGTGTGTGGTATGATTTAACATAGCTACCTCGATACGCTTTCTATCGTTGGTGGTTAGAAGCCCGGTTAGTGTTAGCTCACTGCCGGGTTTCGTCGTTTCTGCACCTTGCGCCAACAAGGTGTTGAACACCAATTTAAACTCAGGTGTTGAACACGTCAAGTGTTGAACACTTATTTTTTTTCCTGCATACTGCATTTGTTTTTTATGAGGGGTACACAACATGGCGACAAAAGCAGTAAACGCAAAATCACAAACCGTTGCGGCAAGGGTTCCGCATGAAGTTATGAACAATGTTGAGGCGGTAAAAATGCCTGGAGAAAGTACGGGGCAATTTGTTACTGCGGCATTAAAACGAGAAGTTGAATATCGCCAGCGGCGCAAGGCCAGTGAATCCGAGTAATCATTAATCACGTCATAACATGAAGAACGATGGCGACAATCATAGGGGTAAAAGATGTCAAAATTTATAAATTGGAAACTCTGTGCGGTTTTATTAATTGTCGTCGCCTTTCTCTTAAAATCATGCTTCGAGAAAAAGGATCTTTGCGGAAGCGATAAAGGCGATTTATTACGGCGCGCTTGCGATATAGAGGTGAAAAAAAGTTGAGCACAACCTAACCGCGACAATGCCGTAGTTCCTGTAATTGCAGGACCGCTCAGGATTTGCCCACCAGCCAGCAAATCGCTATGATGTTCGGGCTTATGTTTAGTGTTTTCCCATTGGCGACCGCCCCCGGTCGCCTTTGTTTTATGTGTCATATGCTCCCCTTTACACTGCCTTACCTGAATTAATGCGATCCCGGCTTTTAACCCATTCCATAACCTCGGACAGCAGCCACCCTACAGAACGACCGCCCAGATTAAGACGTGACGGAAAGCCCCCTTTCTTCTCCAGTTCGTAGCGTGTAGTACGGCTGACGCCTGTTAGCTCTCTGCATTCTTTTTCGCGGATTACGCGATCTTCATTTATTTCACGCATACAAAAACCTACATAAAAATTACGTATATAAACTTTTCTCTTAGCTGTAGATATATGAGATCGGATATTACTTAGATTCTTTTTCACCTCTTAAATTAAAAACACAACCATGCTAAAGGCTTTGTTCGCTAAGGTTCGTAGAAGCTCGTTAGTGTTTAAAATCGTGTCACGAGTTTTTAAGCGACGCAACAAAAAATGTCGTTATTTGGCATGACACCTGAATTACCTCATTAAAAACAAATAGATAAACCATCAGGTGTTGGAACAATCAAGAAACAGAGAATAAGAACTAAGAAGAAGACATTTCAAATTTTTTCAATACTTGACACATATAAATCGTCGATATTTGCCGATATTCGACGATTTATTTTAGAGGGCCATTTTTCGCAAGAAAAACAGCCGTAATTTGTCAAGAATTTTGGGAGTAAATTCGCGGGGTAATAACAACGATTTTTTCATCATTGTTCTGGAGAAGCTCGAGACGCTCAACCCATAGATTAAGAGCGTCACGTTTTGCATCGAGATAACGGGAGTGATTATAGACTCGTTGCATTCCTGGCAACTGGTGCGCGGTTAGCTGCTCCACTACATGAGGATCCACGCCTAAATCGTTCAGCATCGTTGTAAACGTGTGCCGGATGTCGTGCAACGTCCAGGGGGCTTGATTAATGCGTCTGTGTGCCGTTCTTCCGTACTCTGATACAGATGATTGCCCTTTCAGTTCTCCGAGTAATAAGCCCGTGTGTCGGTTCTGCTCCACCAGCTTCGTTACGAACGGCAAGATCGCTTCCGGTATTGGCCTGAATATTGCTACCTTCGTTTTGCTGTGTTCTTTCGGCACAGTCCAGAGCATTTCTTTAAAATCCCATTCCTGGACCTCAGAGCGTCTTAGCTCAGTGGTACGGCATCCGAAGACAATCAGGAGGCGAATCAGGGCGCTGTAGTACGGTGTGTAAATTTTTTCATCCAGGGCGCGTAGTAATTCCCCAAGCTCCTTGTTTGTTAGTACGCGCTCGCTTATTTCTGCTTTTTTCCCAACATCACCTACAACCATATCATCTAGAACGTTGGTAATTGCGTAGCGTCGTTTGCGGCAGTACTTAAGCGCCTGCTTGCATACCTGTAACAAAAATCCTGCTGATACCGGATTACGCATAGCAAGCTGATCAAAACAGGTCAGCCAGTGGCGTAGCTCGCATTTTTCCAGCGGCATAGCACCAATATGGCTGATTATGTGTGTATTGATCCGGCTTTTCAGAGATTCGTAATCTGTGCGCTTTTCCTTCGCGTACGATTCAAGCCAGTAAGTGAGCGCTTCCTTAACCGTAACAGGTGATAACGCTTCCTGTACGGTGTGATTAAGCTCATGGCGTGGATTTTTACCCTCAGCAAGCCAGGCGCGACACTGCGACGCTTTTTCCCTGGCTGCTTTCAGGCTCAAATCTGGATAATTTCCCAGCCTCAGACGTTCAGGGGCTACCTTCCTGCCTGTTCCGGCCCTGTAAGTGAAATACCAGGTTAACAGGCCATTGGTTGAATGCCTTACGCTAAGGTTGCCACCATCATTAAAAAAGGTGTTTTTTGTGGTTGGTGATCCGCTTAATTTTCGTAAAAGAGTGTCGCTAAGTCTATGAATTGCCCTGCTCAT